GACAAGAAAAAAGCCAAGAAAATGAAGAAGATGATGAAAGAAGGTATCCAAGAAGATATCAATGCATTGCTTTCTGGTGAAAATCTATCTGAAGAATTCGTTTCTAAAGCTACCACAATTTTTGAAGCTGCCGTTCTATCACGTGTAGAAGCAATTGCTGAAGAAGTTGAGAACCAACTACAAGAACAATTCAACGAAGCCCTTGAAGAAGTTAAAGAAGATTTCGCAACCAAACTTGATGACTACCTAAATTACATGGTAGAAGAATGGATGCAAGAAAACGAATTGGCAATTGACACAGGTCTACGTGCCGAAATCGTTGAAGATTTTATGAAGGGTCTACACAACTTGTTCACAGAACACTACATTGACATTCCAGATGAGAAGGTTGATGTTGTTGAAGAACTAGCTGCTAAAGTGGAAGAACTTGAAGAAAAACTTAACGAAGAAATTTCAAAGAATGTTGAGGCTTCTCAAGAAATTAAAGAACAAAAGAAATTTATGGCCGTACAAACAGCTTGTGAAGGCCTAACGCAAACTCAAGCAGAAAAACTTAAGGCACTCGCAGAGAATGTCTCGTTTACTTCTGAAGAAGAATTTGCAAAGAAACTAGAACAACTAAAAGAAGCATATGCTCCAACTCAACAAGTTAAGCCTGCTGAAAAAGCTGTTCTAGAAGAAGGCGTTGATATAGAAGAAGTGAAAACAACAAAAGTTTCTCACGATCCTCTAATTGATGCTGTTGCTAAATCCATCTCAAAATCTGTGGTTAAATAAATATACCACTCATTACAATAATAACAAGGAGTAACTTAGATGTTTCTATCTGAAGAACTAAAACAAAAGTGGCAACCAATTCTGGAACATCCAGAACTAGAAGCTATTAAAGATCCATACAAGAAGGCTGTTACAGCTATGGTTCTAGAGAACCAAGCTCAAGCAATGGCTTCCGACCGTGCTCAAATGGGCATCCTTAATGAAACTGCATCTGCACCTGGTCCATCTATGGCTACAGGTTCTGGTGTTCAGAACTTTGACCCAATTTTGATTAGCTTGGTTCGCCGTGCTCTTCCAAACTTGATCGCTTATGACGTTGCTGGCGTTCAGCCAATGACAGGCCCAACAGGCTTGATCTTCGCAATGCGTGCTAAGTACGGTCAAGACAACACAGCATCTGGCGTAGAAGCATTCTTCAATGAAGCTAATACCCAGTTCTCTGGTATTGGTTCTGCTACAAACCGTTTCGGTTTCGCTAACAACACCACTGGTGACACAATCACCAACCCAGTTGGTAACGGTTTCACAACAGCTAACACATTCACAACCGGTATCGGCATGCCAACAGCAACCGCTGAATACCTAGGTTCTGATTCAAACACAGCTTTCGGTCAAATGGCTTTCTCTATTGAGAAGGTTACTGTTACCGCTCAAAGCCGTGCATTGAAGGCTGAGTACTCACTAGAACTTGCACAAGACTTGAAAGCAATCCATGGTCTTGATGCTGAAACAGAATTGTCAAACATTCTGTCTACAGAAATTCTAGCTGAAATCAACCGTGAAGTTATCCGTACAATTTACACTGTTGCTAAGAACGGTGCTCAGTATGGTACAACAACTGCTGGTACATTTGACCTTGACACCGACTCTAACGGTCGTTGGTCTGTTGAACGTTTCAAAGGTTTGATTTTCCAAATTGAACGTGACGCAAACGTTATTGCTAAAGAAACTCGTCGTGGTAAGGGTAACGTTCTGATCGTATCTTCAGACGTTGCATCTGCTATGGCTATGGCTGGCGTACTACAGTACACACCAGCATTGAACGCTGACCTACAAGTTGACGATACAGGTAACACCTTCGCTGGTCTACTACATGGCCGTATCAAGGTTTACATTGATCCATACTTCGGTGGTTACACATCTAACCAAGAATTGGTAACAATCGGTTATAAGGGTTCTTCTCCTTATGACGCTGGTCTATTCTACTGCCCATACGTTCCTCTACAAATGGTTCGTGCAGTTGACCAGTTCACATTCCAACCAAAAATTGGTTTCAAGACACGTTACGGCATGGTTGCAAACCCATTTGCAGGCGGCACAAACGTTGACCTAGGTCAGTTGTACTCTAAGCGCAACACCTACTACAGAATTTTCAGAGTCGCCAACCTAATGTGATTCTGTGATTCTAAGCCACCATCAAGAGTGGCACTTTCA